CCTTGGTCGACTTCTTTACGTCGAAGACCTTGGAGTACTGTTCCGGAACCTCCGAGTAGGCTTCGAAGAAGATTTTCCGGAACTTAGGCTCCAGGAGAGCCTGAAAGTTTACAGACTGCATAGGCATAAGTCAAACTCTCCTTTCTTATGCGGTCCACAGCTTAGCAGAGGTAATGCAGACATCTGCATAGCCCGTACCAGCCGTTTTATCCACATTGTTGTACTGGACGATTGCGAAGACTCCTCCAGTTGTATCATCCGGGTCAAGGTCTTTGGCTGTGGCATCCCAGTCGAACAGAGTGCCGAACCGGTCAGCATCAGTGAAGAACTTCTTAGTCGAGCCCGTAAAGGGAACTCGGATAACGGAGCGGGGGTTGAGCAGAAGCACAGAGCACTCTGCCCCACTTGCAGCGTCACCCATCGCGAGACCGATGATGGCATCATCACCGTTAGCGAGGGGACCCACAAGACCTGAGGTGATTGCGAGGATATCGCCCTCAACCACAGCAGCGTTGGTGACAATTTTGGTCGTCATAGGCTGGGTGTTGTCGAGGGAATAAAGATATTGAGCACCCATTATTTTTCTCCTTTCTTAGAGGATTTCATCCTCTCAAAGTCGTCAAGTGTAGAGATATTGGAGTAGGCAGCGTACTCAGCCGGGTCCATTCCAACCTTCTTGGCAGCTGCAATCGTTGCGGCGTCGATTTTCGGTGCTGTCTTTCCAGGGGTTACCCCGGGCTTGACCACCCTCTGGTTCGAGGATTTAGTCATCTTGGCGACAGCTCTCTGTTCAGCGTCTCGCACAGCGGCCTGGGTTCCTTTGTCCCCTTTGGCCAAAATGTAGGCCTGTTTTATGGAGAGTTTCGGGTTATCATCCATCAGCTCCAGCACCTCTTCCTTGTAAAGCGGGTAATCCTTGTATTTTGGGTCAGAGAGCAACTTTTGCTCATCCAGCTGCCTCTGAAGCTTCATCATGTTTTCATTAGCAGTCCGGGTAGCTTCAGTCGCCTGACGACGTAAGGCAAACTGCTGAGGAGTTATTCCTAGAATCTTTGCCTGTTCAGCGTCAGACATGCCCTGCAGCCGGGTAAGAAGAGCTTCGGGAGACATACCTGTGATTTCTCCAATTTTCTTCACAGTAGTCTCGTAGCCTTTCATCTTCTCCAGCTTCCGGTTGAAAGTGCTTACACGAGTCTTGACAGCATTTTCAACTTGTTCCTGTGTGTAGAGAGTTTCTTCTTCTTCACCCTCTGCACCTTCTTCTTCATCGGTAGTTCCCTCCAAGGCCTCTTCGTCGACCTCAGCGTCCTCGAGAGTCGTATCCTCGAGTTCTTCATTCTCTACCTCAGTTAAAACCTTTTCGTCTTCTCCCATGGTATAGTACCTCCTTAAGTATTTTCAGGTCTTCACCTGTAATACAGCATTAAAGGAGCTGAACCCTTCAACATAGTAGGAGTTGAGCCCTACTTATAACAACCCTCATTGAGGTATGCTGACATTTGATGGGTGGCTTTACCATGATAGCCACAGTGTGGACAAGTCATAATCTTTTGAGCTAACCAACCTTTATCTCTAAGACCAAGCCTTTCACATTTAGGACAAATAGGAAGAGATAAAAGTCTTTCTCTATCCATTCTAGCGTATAGTCTTATTAACGGATTTTCAGTACTATGGCCCATAAACTTTTCTCGAAGCATATGGTCACGTTGAGAAGAATCAGAAATAATCATATCGCTCCTCCTTGTATTCCAGCAAGGATAAGATTAAGAGTTTCAGGAGGCAACTGACTAAGCAAAGAGTAAAGTTGATTCTGGTCCATATTGCCTGACTGAACCATAGCCTGTATCTGCTGTATAATGGCTGGGTCAATTTGTGGGCCTGCCATCGGCTGACCCATAGGAGTAGGCTGGATGCTCGGAGGAGTTTGTTCTGGGGTAGTAATTGAGTTAGCAATATCGAGTTGGTCAGCCGAACTGTTACGCCCTGCAAAGATACCTTCCGGTTTCCACGGGTCAATGATAGGCCAGTTAAGCATTTTCTTAAGCACTTCACGGGTTTCCTCGGTAGTAACAATGTTCTCCCTATGAAGTTCAACAGCGGCTTCGTAGATGAAGGATTTGTTATTAGGCATACCAGCCCCTATATAAACCTCAAGGTCAAACTCGGCGTTCTTAGTCATAAGCTCTCCGACAATCTCTTCACCAGTTTCAGGGTCGACTATAGTTTCATCATACAGGGGTTTATATCTCCCTCTCCTGGCGGCATCATCACTTGAAGGATTATAGTTCTCATTAAGAGTAAGTTGAGGAATAGCTTTAAGGTCAGAACCACGGAACCACAGATAAGATGTTTTGTCTTTCTCAGTTATGTCGAATGCCTGTTCCGTGGTCATAAACTCTTTTACATAGTCGAGAACTAAGTTCATAACTTCACGGAGACCATCTTGAAGCATAAGCTTTTTATGATTAGCTCTACGAGAGCCAGCTTCTTGAAGAGCAAGTATAGCAGAAGCAGCACGAAGGCTTCCGGAGCGTCTACCTTCAACAACTTCGGAGCGTCCAGAGATAAGCTCAGTCTCGTAAAAGGCTTTTTCACGACGGTTATTGATGTAGGCAGGAATGTAAGGAGGTTGAACAACTTGCCAAGCAGTGTGGTCTTTGGCCGGTATTTTAAGGCCAGGCTTATTAGTCCACTTGTTAATGTTAATGCCAGACCCTACACCAACGACTATTTGAATGTTGCCCATAAGTCGAGCATTCATTCTTATTTGGTCATCCAAGTCGTTAATAATATCTTGGACTTGGATGAGTTGTTCGGTATCACCCATACCCCAGAGTCTACCTTTTTTCTTGTAGCCAAGGAGCATAACAAATGGGTATTTATTGGACTCTTCCGGAATAGAAGCAATATTATTTTCTTTGTCTTCGTCAGAGTCAGCAAGAATTACATCTCTTGTACAGTATACTAGACGTAATTTTCCATCATCTTTACGTTCCCAGTACTCAAACAGACAAGCTTGGTCATTTGTAATACTATCAGAGCCAGCATAGTCTCCTTCTCCAAAAATACGGGAATCATAAGCCTGACCGGTGGGTTCAGCTTTCACAAAATGAGCTTTGTCCCCGAATAGTTGACGAAGCTTCCTACGAGAGTACCAAGAAGTTTGTATTATGTAGTCGGCGTCTTGAAGATAATCAACATCGGTAACTTTCGGGTCTGGGAAGAAGCAATCCGGGGACAATGGGCAAATGTTTGGAATACCCCTTCCCCCCATTGCGTCCTTATCCCAATAAACCTTCATGATAATAGTCCCGAGGTTAAGTCTGTCCCTCTCAGAGCTATCAAGTTTCTTAGTCATGCCATTGTGATACCAGACCCATTTGAGAATCTGACTGACTTCAGTGGCGAATACCTGGTCAGAAGGACCTTGACCTTTTACAAGAATATCGAGGTCACCGTTAACTATATCAGCAACCTGAGACTCGATAATTGGCTGAATCACGTTAGTCTCAGAACCGGGGTCATCTTCGTGAGTTGGAGCATTTATGTCACCAGCCCAGTAGTCTTGACACTTTGCCCACAGGGTGTCCATACCCAACTGTTGCTTCATATTATAAGCCGCAACATACCTCTCTTGGATTTTCTCAAGAAGTTCACGGTCCTTGTCGGACAGTGTGTATTGCTTATTCTTCGTCTTTTTGAGTATGGCCATAAGGGGTAGCCTCCTCCAGCTTCTTCATTAACATCTGGTCTTCCGGGGTTATTGGGTCAAGAACATCATCCGGTAGTTCAACTTTAGGAAGCTTGCATTTGCTAGCTCTTTCAAATTGCCTTCCTAAAGTATGACCAAGTAGAAAACACGCAACAGCAAGAGCTTCAAGCCCTGCTATTAGTATTACTGTAAGTAGCATTTAGCACAGCCTCCTTTATTTCCGGATGACAATAGTTCTCTGTATCGAAGTCTTTATCTTCAAGAAAACTTTCATGCTCCCAATTTCCATTTACAACTAAACCCTTTGGCTTCTCACTACCTGACGGTACCACGGGGTTCAATACTCCGGGCATAAAGCACATACCATTTATGAAGTATTTTAATGCGTCTCGAGCATGATTCTCTCCTCGCTTGACTTTGTCATGTGTAGTCCCAGCTACTGTTTTGGGGTCCCAAGCAGCATTTTTAATCTGGTCTATTAGGTATTTACACTTTTTACTTATCATAATCATTGGTCTTCCATCAGGGGTTCTATCACGGAAGAGCTTTATAAGATAAGTAATAAAGAAATCTTCGTCGTTAGAGGCTGGAACAAGGTAAATATCTTGTTCCTGATAGAGCTGTTTGGGGCTTTTCTTGTTTGGCCCTCTATTTACCACTGATGGGTCAGCATAAACATGACTAAAGCCCCTCTTTTTAATGCTTCTGGCGAAAGTTTCGATATTGGCATCAGCTTCATAGTCTTCGTCATAGATAATGATTTGACCATCGTGATTTATAGTGCCATACACACAGGCTGTGGGGGCACTTACCCCAAAGTCAAAGCCTGCACCGTGTTCCCAGAATTGACTAATGTCCATATCAGCAGGATTGTATGTGTGGATATCTTCATCAAAGTCTGTAAATATCTGTCCCTCGAAGGCATCAAAGCTTGCATTAAGGAATCTATCGACCCAAACTTGACTATGTGTTCTCGAAAGCTCCTCCACATAACCTTCAGGGAGGTATTTTGCATTAGCAGAAGTTGGTGCAACCCAGCCAATGTACTCTTTAAACATTTTACGTTTACTTGGATTGAAAAATTTGTCCCAAACCCAGTCTTTACCTCCTGAGTTTGAAGTTACAAAGCCTCTCCACGGACCAATAGGGTGACGAAGACGGGCTGTAAGCATATCAAAAGTAGCTTCTGGCACTTCTGTGCCGTCAGGCTCATGGGCTTCATCAATCCAAAAGTAAGAAATATCGAGAGAACCAAGGGGGCCAGGCTCATCGAGGTGCATAAAGAGGATTTCAGAGTATATAGGCCCCCCGTCTTCGTCGATTGCATTAGTCTTTATCCACAGATGGCCCTCGCTGATGTTAAAGCTTTCGATAAGTCGAGGGTCACAGACTTCGAAGAATCGTCTTTGTGTAGTCTCTTTAAGAGCTTTAGAAGTAAGACGCCCAATAACACCAAGGCTTCCAGGGTATAACTGGGTCCATTTTATGACTTCCTCGACGCCCATACGAGTTTTTCCAGCACCGACCCCTGAGACAAGTGCTCTGTATTTATGAGTATCTTGATGAAAGACTATTTGATGTGGATGTGGCTCATATTTAGCAAGTTGACGGATAGGACTCAGTCTTCTCCTGGAAGCCATGTGTTATTGGTCACCTCCTTTCTAAGGATACGAAAGTTAAACTTCTTCGCTTTCTTCCACAGGTTGCTGGTCCGAGAGAAGCTTTTTCTCTTCTTCAGTAAGCATAGACTCTGCGAATACGAGCTGAATTTGATTCTTAAGACCCTTGTGTTCAATCTCAGATTTATCACCATATACTTCACGTCTGTGAGCTTTGAGCATAAGAGTAAGCAGAGAGTCAGATTTGTCTTTAGCTCTCTGAATAGCTACAACCTCGAGACCATCAACGAACATTTCCTTGACTTCCTCGAAGCGTTTCTTATAGATGGGGTACTCCTCAAGCCACTTTTTATGATATCCACGGGGTACACCGGCGTTATCGAACGAACGCCCGATAACTCCGAGGTTTACAAACTCCCGGAGAACCCTCATCATTTGTTCTTTTGTTTCAGAAGGAATTGCAGCCATGTATGTACCTCCTTACAAGGTAAATGCTAGAGCGGAGTAGATGTGGAGGGCGGTTCCGGAGCCCTGTGGACAGTAGATTTTGCCGTTGTAGAGTTGGCTTGTATACCGGATTGCAGAGGCTGGGGCTGTTGCGCCTGTTGTCCAGGTGTTGGCGGCTATGTCGTAGATGTGGAGGGCGGTTCCGGAGCTCTGTGGACAGTAGATTTTGCCGTTGTAGAGTTGGCTTGTACTCCGGTTTGCAGAGGCTGGGGCTACCGCTCCTGTTGTCCAGGTGTCGGTGGCTGTGTCGTAGATGTGGAGGGCGGTTCCGCCGGTCTGTGGACAGTAGATTTTGCCGTT